ATTTAATTTTATAAAAACAATTAAAAATGTAATTTCAATAAATTAATGCGAACTTGTGAATTTAAAGAAACATACACAATAGAGGACCTCACACAAAATTTTTATATAGGTTCTAATAACACCCCCATCCCCATACACATCATCTATATAAAGAACAACAGATATTGTATGTGTGTTACTATCTATGCCAGTATGTCTCTGGCTAATCAAAAGCAAGTGACGATAGTAATGTTTAGTGACTGGCGAGAGCTCTATTACTATAATCACTTCTAGCTATGCTAAGCTAGCTAGCTATAGACGATGTTTCTAAAACACACATACATTTAAATAGTATGTGGCACACACTATTGTATGGGAAAGAACAATTTTTCAAAATGTAAGGATATACTTGAGAGACTAAGAAAGAAGAATGAGGTTATTGGGTATATGGAATTGTCAAATATGATTAAGATGAATATTGGCACTGATCCAAGAACTGTTTATAATTCTCTAAGAGTTATGATTGAGACTAAATTAATTAAAGACATTGGTAACTACCATTTCAAAATACGATGAAAATCACAATACCATTCAAGACCCCTACGATCAATCATCTTTACTGGCATAGAGGGAATATTAAGATCATGAAGAAAGAGGCCAAAGAATTAAGAGTGAAGATTACAGAGATCATAGATAATAAGGTATATCAATATGAACGAGATAATTTAAGAGATAAAAAACTTAATGCGGAAATAGAGATTTATGAGAATTGGTATAATCAAGATGGAACTATTAAGAAGAAAGACATTCAGAATAGAGAAAAGTTTTTAATGGATAGTATATTCAAGGCACTAGGACTAGATGACAAACAAATTTTTAAATGTAGATTTATTAAAATGCAATCAGAAAATGAGGAAAAGGCGGTGATCAGGATATGGGAAGAAGACCAATAACACCAGAAGAGAAGAAGGCAAGGAAGAAAGAGTTTGTGCAAAAGAACAAAGATAAAATAAACATGAGAAGGAGATTTATCTATAAATATCCTATAACAGATCAAAAATGTGAAAGATGCCCAGATCCAGCAGAAATAAGGCACCATTTATCTAATGATGTTGATGATATTGAATTATTATGTAAAGATTGTTATAGAGTAGAACATAAGAGGTACTAAATGGAACTAGATAAGTGTCAGAAAGATGTCTTAAGTATTAAAACGAATATGTGCATCTGTGCAGGCCGTCAAGTAGGTAAATCTACGGTTATTTCTGAAAAAGCAGGTAAATCAGCTGTTGAGAGATCAAAAAGCATTATGATCATTGCTTCTACTGATAGACAGAGTTTATTGCTATTTGAAAAGGTATTGTCATGGATACATCAAAATAACAAGGATATGATCTGTAAAGGTAAGAAAAAACCTACAAAACACGAGTTAAAACTAAAGAATGGATCTATTATCAGATGTCTTCCAACAGGGGATTCTGGGTATGGAATAAGAGGTTATACAATAGATGAACTATATGCTGATGAAGCTGCCTTTATTCCAGAAGATGTTTGGGCCGCCGTAACTCCCATGCTTGCAACTACTGGGGGAACAATCAACCTTCTATCAACCCCATTTGGTATTAATAACTATTTCCATAGATGTTTCAATGATCCAAAATTCAGTAGTTTTCACATATCCACAGAAGATGTTGCAGAACATAGAGCAGAACCCCAAAGACAGAATATGAAGAATTTTTTGAAGGATGAGAAAAATCGAATGAGTAAACTCCAATATCAACAAGAATATTTAGGTATGTTTGTTGGTGGGATCAAAAGATTATTTACAGATGAATTGATCAAACAAATTTGCATAGTCTCCCCTAGTTCAATCGCTCTTTCTAGGGGAAACAATTTTCAAGGTATTGATATTGCAAGAATGGGGGGAGATGAGATTGTTTTGATCTCTGGGGTTAGATCTCCAAGAAAAGACATGTTAACACAATTTGATATAACTATTCCAGAAGGCCAGAAGATTACAGATACGGCCCGTTTAATAATTCATAAGGATAAACAAATAAATCATAAAAAAATCTATATGGATGATGGGGGATTAGGAGTTGGAGTATATGATATTCTCCTAGAAGATCGTCAGACCATGAATAAAGTTGTCGGACTTAATAATGCAAAAAGATCTATTGATGATGATGAGATGAAGGATATTCCAAGAGTTAAGAAACTTCTAGGAACTGATATGGGAATCAATTTATTAGTATTAATGGAAAATAATAAAATCAAACTTTTTGATGATCCTAGAATAATTCAGAGTTTAAGATCTATGCAATATGATTATGGGGACGCTGGTAACCTTAAAATACATGGAAATTATGATCATATCTACGAAGCATTGAAAAGATTGGCATGGTGCATGAAAAACAAAGATTTAAATATATTCGCTCGTTCGTTTTAGCATGGGAGCTTTCACAAATACAGTAATGTTAGCAGATACAACAGATGTAGAAGGATTCATGGGAGCAAATGTTAATGCAGGTTTTACTGTAACAATGCAAGATCTAGTTGGAGTTTATACTGAAGCATATATTTGTGATCTAATAAAATATGATGCTGTTACAAACTGGGGATCTTTAAATGCAGTTTACAAACTAATGATGTCAGAATATGTTGCAAGAGCTATTGCACTTGAAGCAATCAAATATGAAATGAGTGGATTTACAACAAGACAAGAAGCAGAGGACTTAATTGATGTTCATGCTTGGAGAATGACTCAGATTGAAGAAAAATTAAAAAAAGCAGATATACAAGATTTCTTAGAGGTTTAAATGGCGATTCCACAACTAAAGATTATGGGATCTATTTTCAGGGGATCAAGTTTTGGAGATGATCAAACAGGAATTTTTAGAGGAAGAAGAAGGCCAGATGATCCTGGAGATGTTACAGGAGTAACATGGGACATAGATGAAGATTTTATAAGTGATACTTTGAACCCAGCATTATGGGAGAGTGGCACTACTGGAACTGGAGTTGTATCAGTATCAGAAGGACTTGTTAAACTATTTACCCCTGCTGATGGAGATTATGCACAAATCTACGGCCTACAAAACTGGAATTTAAATAATGTGAATCAAATAGAATTTCAAACAAGAGTAAAACCAACCTTACATGCAGACGCAGATAATCAATTAGCAATAGGAGTTACAGGAGATATAAGTGATTGGGCAAGAGATGATTGTTTTTTTGTATCACTAGCATCCACCTCAGATGTAAATGATATAAATTGTCAAACAGAAAAAGACAATGTTAAAACAAACACAGATAGTGCATTAACAAATGGAGTATGGTCTACAATAAAAATTATAATTAAAGGAACATCAGTAAAGTATTATGTAAATAATGTACTACAAGCAACCCATACAACAAATATCCCTGATGATATTGGATTATTTCCATTTATAAGAATGTTTAATTCAGATGCAACCCCAGAAGATTATCAAGTAGAAATTGATTGGATCAGGGTAAAAATTACATAAAAACATTTAAATACCTTAAAATACACTAAACTACATGTCAACACTAAGAACAGGACAAACAACTGATTTTTCAAATCAAGGTACTGAATTCGAAGTTACTGCTGTAGATACTGATGGTGCTCAGTTTACTGAAACATATTACATTCCAGACTTTTCTAAATGGAATGGATTTTTTAGAAAAATATCAGAACTAAGATCTGTTATCTGTAAATTTGGATCATGGACTTTTGGAAGAGGGATTGAAGCAGATAAAAAAAACAAAGCAAAGTTAGATAAGATTAGAGGAATCGGAAGAGAGAGTGCTAGATCTGTTTTAAAGAATCAATGGATAGTTGCCATGATCTGTGGAGATTCATTCGCACATATTATAAAAGATAAGCAAGGAAGGATGACTAACTTAAAACCATTGAATCCAGGAAAAGTTGCAATAGTTGCAAATGCTCAAGGAATTATTATTGGATATGAACAAGATTTAGGAGAAGGAAAAACTATAAGATATGATGTTGAAGAGATCTATCATTTAATGTACATGAGAGAAGCAGATGAGATTCATGGAATCCCAATGCCAGAAGCATTAGAAACTTTAATCTTATCAAGAAATGAAGCTATTGAAGATCTTAGAATATTATATCACCGAACTGTAAAACCAATTCTATTCTATGAAAGTGAAACTGACGATACTGCTAAATTACAATCTTTAGAAGATACAAT